CACCATAAAAAATGGCAGTGCCGTAGTTAGACGCAATCGGGATAGAACGGGTAGCACCCGCAAACGGTAGACCGCCGATCAGATTGACCGGACGGAGGCCGTAGGGTGCATCAACAGTGGGGTAAGCCATGTCATGCTCCTAGATTAAGAATCTTTACCAAAGGTGACCGTTGTACGCCGCTCTTTGAAAAGAGGCATACGCGGATCGTTGTCTCGCATGAAGTTGTTATCGACGGCGGTCATCTGGGCAGTCGCTTGTTCGCGATAGTGTTGATTCCGGTCTTCAACAAACTCCACCGGCGTTTTGCAGAGCATCAGTCCACCAATGACGATGTTGTCTTTGAACTTTTCGTGTTCAATCATCATCACATTGATATTCGGTTGTTCGCTCGCCTTTACAGGCTCCCAACCTTCCCGAAGTTTGGACGAGATGTTCATCGGGTCCGCCTGACCCACCATACTTATACGAACCCAGTGAAGATCGTAGCCCGGCATCGGATCAGGCGTGGGCAACAATTGCGAAGGTGCCCAACGCTTTGTACGCTCGACTTGTTTCCGGGTGGAAAGATCTCGGGGGGTGCGTTCAGTTTTTTCAGTTTGCATTTTTCATATCCTCGGCGACTTGTCTAGCATACTGTTCCAACGTAAGGCCCAGCCTTTTGGCGAGTTGAACCTGTGTTTTCGTTAGCGTGATTTTCTTGGGCGCAACACTACGACTCACAGGCGCTACGACCGGTTCTTCGCGCTCTTTAACCGGAGGTTTCGCATCCGGGAAAGTTGTGCTTAGTTCCATATCGAGCTTTTTAAGATACTCATCGCTAGATGGATCTACTCCCTGCTCTACAAGTTCCTGATGGATTGCTAATGCAACCGCAGTCTTCCGCTTGTCTGCCCCGAACCATGGATTTTTGTTTCTCCAATCCATAATTCTAGGATCAACCTGCGTTGGTTGAGGTTGTACATTATTTTGTTGGGGCTGTAAAGCAGGTTTATACGCTTTTAGTTTTTCTGCTTTTGTTTTGGCTTCAACAAACTCTTCTTGTGCCGCAATAAATCCATCTGTATCGCCCGCCTCATAAGCTTCTTTAATCTTCTTTTTGGCGGCTTCTAGCTGGGAGTCTAGAGTAACTTTGGCCTGCTCCAGCATAATCTGCTGGTTCTGCCCCATATTGGCCTGCAACTTTTTGTTTTGCTCCATGAGGGACTGAGTTAGCCGTAGGGCTTCCTCTTTTTCCCGGATCGCGGCCTCCTTTGCACGCCGCTCTTCATGGTAGCCTTTGGTGAAATGTTGAATGCGCTTTTTCACCCCATCGGAATAATTTTGAAGTTCTTCATCAGAAACTTCTTCCGGGGGTTCCTTCATCGGAGGACGGTTTCTGTCCTCTTCCGGGGTGTCATCAACAATCTCAATATCGATTTCCGCTGCGGGAATATCGACATCTTTTTTCTCGGTTTCTTTTTCGTCCGGGAAAACGAATTCTTGCTTTTCCATTATGGCCTCGCAATTCCTCTGGGATCTTCTACCACTGCCTCAATCGCATCGTCAGTGATGATGCGAAACTCACGCCCGTGAATCTTTAGGCGGGAGCCGGACATTGCCCGCGTCATTACAAAGTCACCAACTTTGCATGAAGGCCCGCTTGGGAACCTTGCCGGATCTTTAAAGCAATCCGGGCCCATTGAGACAACAAACAACACCGGCGACAAAAGCTCTTCATGCATCATCGTTTTGGACGATTTTGCGAGCCCGCTATCGAAGGTGTCATTAACCTCTGGAATGGCACAGAGGATGTGGTACGTCACAGGTTGAGGGAGTTGTTTCGCCTTCTTTTCCGGAGAATCCGGAATTTCGGTTACCTCATGTTCGTCAGACGCAATGAGGATGTCACTCATCAAATTGCTCCATTTTTAACGCAAGGTCTTTAAGGAGTTCATCTGCCAGTGACAGACCCTGAATTTCACCGACGATGCGCTTGTAATCCGCAAAATCACTAGCAGCCCCAGAAGCAAGGGCGTCGATTAGTGAGTTTTTACGGGTTTCAAGTTCTTTTTGGACTACGGATATCGCAGTAGCCATTGATTACCTAAATGTTTTGAGAAGTTCGGCGCGAATCTTTTTGTCGATTTCGCGTTCTTTAGCGTTAATTTTTGCTGCTTCTTTCTGCGCCCCGATCCCAATTTGGGCCTGTTGCAGGTCCAATTTGCGCTGGGCAACCTCGAAATCGCGCTGACTGTCGGCGTCTTTCTGTTGAATCTCTTTTTCCCAGAGGGCGATCTCTTGTTGCTTGAGAGCCATCTCGGGGTTTTGCGCCTGTTGCTGGGCCTGCTGCTGTTGGGCCTTGGCCTGATTGGTCTGAAGAAGCTGCTGGGCCGCTTGGGCGACCAGCCTTGAGATCTGAACTTCCGCTTCCGGAGGAATTTCCGCATCCGGGGCGGTCATGGGAACCCCAAGCTGTTCTTCAATCTTGGCGCGGTAGTTAAACGCCATGTGTTCTGCGATATGGGCCATGATGGCCCCCTGCATTTGCGCTGCCATCGGGCTTTGACCCAAGGCACCCATGATGGTGGGATCTTGGAGCAATGCGCTGTGGGTGGCGATATGGGCGTCGTGATCTTGGTAGATAAACGCCTTGGTGGGCTTTCCGGTGAGAAAGCTCATGTTTTCGCTGACTGGGTCTCTGGGCTTTTGGTCCTGCGCCTGAGGGACCAGTTTTTGGGCTTCTTTGATACCCAAAACCTCCAGCATTTGCCGGTGGAGCATTGGGAGGTCGTAGATCTGTGGAGCGCCTTGGGCCAACTGAAGGGCTGCTTGGTACTGCATGATCCGCTGGGCCATAGTGGCCGCGTTGGGATCAGAGACCGGGATGATTTCGACAATGTCGTAATCTTCTTGTTTGGCTGCGCGGTCACCGCCTTCCGGGATGTAGGAATAATCCGGGGGCATGTAATCCCGAATAATCTCTTTTAGTAGTTTAAACTCCATTTTCAGAGATGCGTGGACCCGTGCTTGGACTGCGCTCATGGTCTTGAGCTGGCGCTCAAGGATGGCGAGGGTGGTACCCACCGGGGCCTGCGCCGACATGTCACTGACCTTCAAGTCAGCAATCCCGGCCAGCCTGCGTCCATCATCGGTAATTTTTTCAAGCAACCCCGCCAACACCTGACTCGGCTCCTTATAGGGCAGAGTCATGAAGTTATCCTTCAGGGTTCCCATCGGGATATCTACATCGCGGAACTCTCCGGGGGAGATGGGGGTGTCATCTCCTTTGATCCTCAATCCACGAGTTTTCAATCCACCCGGAAGATTGGACAGGGTTCCTGCGTCCACCAATTGGCGGATAATGGCTGTGCCTGCCCGGGCGTATCCACCAATCAGATGGATAAATCCAAGGCCATAGGCTCCAAACCCGGGGATGTAGGTGTACTGCGTGAAGTGTTGGCGTTTGCGTTTGTATTTATCGCTTTTCTTCCAGTTGCGATAAATCGCCAGAATTTTGTTGGTGCCTTTATCGATGGTGATGACATAGGGTTTTGCTACCCCATCCTCATCGTCGATACCCGGGATGTTGTACTCGATGTGGCTCTCCATAATTTGGTAGCGCTCATCATCGGCCAAGTTGTACCCGAGTTGTTCTGCCTTTTTCTTCTCAATGTCTGTGAAGATCCGGGCAGGCTCACCAAGATCCACATCCCGGTATTGTTTGGTCTCTTGAAGCTTGCGGATGTCATTCTTGGTTTTCCGCATGACATGGGTGGCTCGTTCTGCCACATAGATATTTGATGCTCCATAGGGCATCACAATATCCTCACCCGGGATAAAGATGGCTACCTGCCGCCCGAGATAGGCGTCATAGTAGACCTTCTTAAATGCGGACCCTGCGAGACCGAGGGAGTAGAGCAACCGCTCATGTTCCGGGCGGTACTCGATCATTTCCTCTGTCAGGCGGTAGTTCATATCCGCCCGAACCCGGACAGCAGCATCAAGCTTTTGCGGGGTTTCTTCCCCAATAATCTGCGTCTTGACTGGT